GAAGGCCGGTTGCCCGGCGGTCGCCGCGTTGTCGCTGTACGGGTTCGGTAGGGTGTTGCCGCTAACTACGTCCATTAAAATAAACGGGTAGAATATTACGCGCTTACCCCGCGCCTTAAGGTACTGGATAAGTTCGGTAACGCTTTGGTCGCTAGGCGTGCCGCCGAAAATCGGTCGCCCCTGCCCGTCTTTCGATACTTCGGTAGTATTGCTTCGGTTGTAACTGCCCACAGACCAAGCGGGCGTTAGAACCCGGCCCGCGTCTTCGATACGGGGGCGAACTGTGCATACCCCGGCGCGTAGGTCGTCGCCGAACCACGATACGGCGATTAGTACCGCGTCAAGGTTGTTTTGCATACGTAGCAGGTTGGCTAGGGAAACCGTAACGTCGGTTTCGCGGAATGCGTTATGCACGTTATCGGGTTTGTTCGTTGGGTTGGCGTCGGTGCCGCCGGTCTTCGACAACACCTTAGACGGCGAATACACGGTTTCGCCCGACGCGGGTATTAGCGTAAACGCCCGCCCGCTGTTCGATATATCTACCGGGTCGTCGGTTTCGACCGGCACGACGATTTCGGCGGTAATCTGTGGCACGCGATTGCCGAAGTCGGCAAGTTGCATGTCTTCGATAACGATATAGGCCGTACCGCGATACGCGGGTGCGTTGCCTGCGCCCTGTACTTCTTCTATCTTAGGGTCGGCGGTTTGCGTGCTGCTACCGGGGTAGAAACGGAAGTTAAGCAACGACAAGTCGATTTCGTCGCCGTCCGCCCACATACGGGAAATAGACGCCTTGCTATTGCCCTTGCAAAACGCAATTGCCAGCGAAATAGAATACGTATAGGTCGTGGTAGTCTGCGTGTTACCGCCGCCGCCACCTTTACCGCCCGACTGTACTTTAGTCGTTTCGGTGTTGACCGTTTCCTTAAAGTTGGTGCCCCAAATGATTTGGCCGTTAAGCCGCTGGCGTCCGAATACCTGCGCTTGCCCCGCGCCTTCGGTAGACGTAGTTAGGCGCGACGAATTAAGCCGCCCGCTTTCGCTTGAAGTGTTCGTGCCTTTGTTGCCGAACAGTAGGTAGGAACCTACCGCCGTAACTGCGCCAATGGCTACCGCAATTGCAATCTGTGCCATTATTCTTCGACCCCCGGAAACTTGAACACGCCAGCAATGCGCGACGACCATGCGCCTATAGTGGTTTTAATGACGGCGCGCTTTGATACCGCATGTAGCATATTTTCGGCGTCGCAGGCAATTCCGCAATGCTTGGCCGAAGCTGAAAACTTGACCCGGAACACAAGCAAGTCGCCAGCCTTCCAACCGTCGTAATCGACCGGCACGAAGTAATCGTGCGCGGCCTTTAGTAGTAGTTCGTCGCGGTCAACTTCGCCCCATGCGGGCGAATACCGGGGGCGGTAGTCAACGTCGAACCCCAATAGTTCCGCACGCACGCCGCGAATAAACCCGATACAATCCGCCCCGACGCCCTTAAGGGCGGCTTGGTGGTGGTAGGGCGTGCCTAGCCAACCTTCGGCGGCTTGCACGATATGGTCGCGGCTAAAATACAAGTGCGCCCCCGTCGTTGTCTTCGTCGCCTTGCTTGGCGTACTTGGTTACAATGTCTTCGCCCGGCATATGCGGGAACCCTTGGAAGTTAACCAAGTTGTTAAATTTGGTCTTGCACACGTCGGCGGTTTGCTTGCAACCGGCGGTAACGTTGAACGTGTCGCCTACCTGAATATCGCCTACGGCTGGCGTCCACATATCGAACCCGACCGTAGACCCGTCGTTAGTGTGGGTACGCACGTCTATCGTTTGCCCGGCGTTGTTGCCTGTTAGCCAAACAAGCACGCCCCGCGAAAAGTAATCGTCGGCCTGCGCAAGACCGCTTGCCTTGAACGCCGACGGCGAAGTTACCGACGTGACGGTGCCCGCGAACGTGACCGAAGCCGCGTTGAACCCGCAACGGCTATCGCCGAAAATAGCGTCACAAGTACGTTGATATTTACGCCCTACCTTTTGGTTAAGTCGGTGCGTAAGGCTGCGAAGTTCGGCGGTAAATTCGATACCGTTTTGCGTGACTTCGCCAAGGTTGCCGACCATTACCGTAAGGCGTTCGGACACGTCCGCCCAATTAACCCAATATAGTTCTATGTCCGCGTCGTCGTACACGCCCGCTATAAGGTCGGTTTCGTCGATATGGGCGCTATTGAACGCGCCGACAACTTCCAAGTTATCGACGGACAAGCCTAGCGCCTGTTGTACCTGCGACGCCGTAAACCCGGCTTCGGCTTCGAATGTCGTACCGTCAAAGGTCAAGTCTTCGTCGTGGTCGGTAAACCCCTGCACTGTTGCGTCTTTGCGCGTGATACGCCAGCAATAGCACATTGTCGTAGCGCCCGTGTCTAGGTGGTCTTGTAGGGCTGTGGGTATCGTTTTCATGCGGCTACACCCTGATTTCTATAACGTTGATTGCGGGAATAGAACCGGCTTGGAATGCGTCGGCTGATAGCTGTATTTCGTCGTCGGCGAACCGCACGGGTACGTCGAATTCATAACCCGCGCTAACGATTACGCCGCCGGTAGGTGCTACCGAAAACGTGATAATTCCCGTTGTGCTATCCAGCGTCCAACCGGACGCCTGCGACACGCTATCTAGCGCGACGACGACCGTACCGATTACAGGCTTCTTAATCGGGCGCACGTATTCTTCGCCGCCGTTGCTGTACCGCTTGACAAGCTGAAACGTCGTAGTAGTGCCGTCGCCCGTAGCTAACACTTGGTCAGTGTCTACGGGTTCCGCGCGGCCTACGCTTGACTTGTAGTCTAGCCAATCCTTCCACCGAAAACCATACAGGCGACCGCGCCGGGCTTCCCAAAAGTCAAGCACGCTATGCAAATGCGACACGCCCCGGATACCTACCGCCGCGTCGTAGCTGCGCCGGGAATGTTGCCAAGCTTGGTTACGTTCTTCGAAGCCCGACTTAAGCGTGACTATCTGCGTAAGCCGCTTCGGCCCGCCCTTAGACCCGTACGATATTTCGGGCGGAAACTGTGTTTCGTGAAATGCGACCATGCTACAGGTTCCTTTGTCCGCGACTTACCCGACGGGCCGTTGCGGCGTCTTGCTGCGTAGGCGTGTATTCTACCCGCGTATCGGGGTCGCGCGTATAAATACGAATGTTCGGGCTATTGGTTACGTTAACTTGCGGGGTATTGCCCACACGCGGCACCGCTTCGGAACGGAAGGCCGGTTGCACTTGTCCGCCGTCCGCGTAGGCCGGGGTATAGCGCACTTGGTCGCGCCCGCTGTTCAATGCTTCAAGCAATGGCAGGTTGCGCCGGGTAGCCGCTGCGTTCACGACGTATTCGCCGTTCGACACGCGGGCAAGTATCTTGTCGTCGCGGGGTCCGCCGGGGCCGGTAACTTTGCCGCCGTCCGCGAACTGCACGGCCTGAATATTCGACACGATACTTGCCGCCGCCGCTGCGACCGACGCAGCCGCCGCAAGGTTGGCCGGGAACGGCAACGACATGGCGTTAGCGATACCCTGTTGTATCTTGATAATGCTATCAGCGATTGCGAACGCTTTAGACGTGATAAACAGCGCCTTATAAATTCCGCTTTGTTCGCCCGCAAAGCCCTTAGCCGCTTGCGCAAGGCTGGCGAACGTGTCTTGTGCGTTCGTCAATATCATGCTGTTGCGGTCAACTTCAAGCTGTTGAATATCCGCCGCCGCTTGGCGGTTGATTTCTACGATACGGTCGGCGGCGTCCTGTTCGCTGATTATGCGCGCTTCAAGTGCTTGCTGCACAATGTTAAGCCGTTCTTGTTCGGCTATCTGCACTTCTTCTAGCGCGGCGGCGTCTGCGAACGGCGTACCCGTAAGCGACGCGTCAAGGTCGCGCAATGAACTTACAAGCGACAACGACGAAAGGGCTTGGTTATACTGCCCTATGCTAATAGCGCCTTCGGCCAATAGTTCGTTAAGGGCCGAAATATCCGTACGGTATTCAGTCAACGGCTTAAGTATTTCATTAAGCAATTCTTGTTTGCGCGATAGTTCGGCGTTACCGCCCCGCGTCTTATTAGCTTCTTCTTCTTCGGCGGCGATACGTTCGCGCGCAAGCCTAATAGACCGTTCGCGGATTGCGGTAAACGCGTCGCCTGCGTAGTCGCGGCTAAACGCGTTGTTAGCTGCGTCTGCGATTGCCGACCCTAGGGCTTCGCCTGCGCCTGCGTATACGTTTTCAAGGCGACCGATAGACGCGCTACCGATTTCGGTAATCTGCACGCCGACAAGTTCGCCAATCTTGTTCGCTTCACGAATTAGGCTATTGATTAGTTCGATAGCCTTGTTAACCATGTCTTCGATAAACCCGATAGTAAGGTTTACCGCGCTGATTACGACGCTACCGATTGCCGCCGGGATACCGTTCCAAGCGATTACGATTGCGTCTTTAGCGAATACGAACGAACCTACGATACCGTTAACAAGCGTCTTAGTCGCCTGTATAATAAAGTTCCATGTAGCAGTAACGTACGGCGCGATAAACGCAATAGCCGGTTGAATGAATTCGTACACGGCTTCGCCGATAAGTTGGAACGTAGCGCGGAACACGTCGCCCATACCTACGGCTACGTCGGTAGTCTTACCGATTTCGTACGTAAGGCCAGCAAAGACCGCGCCTACGGCGGCGGCTACGACAAGCACCGGGGCGAACATGCGGGCGATACTGAATATAGCTTGACCTAGGCCGCGCATAATGCCCGTTACGCCTGTACCGGGTCCGAATACGGTAGAGATTTGCGACCCCTGTTGCAGCAAGACCGTTAGCGGGGCTTGCCCCGACGCCAGCCCTACCACCACGTCGTTGACCTGATAGACAAGGTTCTGCGTTTGGTGCCCCGTAAGGCGGGCAGACGCAGCGTTAGCCCGGTAGGCGGCGGTACTGGCCTTAGTCGCCCCTGTGGCGGCTGTTGTAGCCGCCTGTTCGCGCGCCTTGGCGGCTGCTAGGCGCAGGCTAGCACTTTCGGCCCGTGCAGCCGCCGCCGCCGCTTGTGACGTGGCAACAGCCGCCCGTTGCGTCGCCGCTTCGGTGCGCGCCGCTTCGGTCGCTAGGCGCTGTTCTTCGATTGCCGCGCGGGCCGTCGCAACGGTCATTTTCGCGCGCGCGTTTTCAAGCCGTGCAGTCGCCGAAACTTCCCGCGCCTGCGCATTGGTCAACTTAGCCGACGCAGACGCCAGCCGGTCAACCGCCGTAGCGTCAAGGGTAGTCAAGCTAGCCCGTAGCCGGTCTAGGGCGCTATCGGCCTTCAAGGCTTCCGACGCGATTTCGCGTAGCTTCTTCGCGGGTTGCGGCGAAACCTTGTCGGTAATCTCAATATCTATGCGTTCGTCTGTCATGTCTTAGCCCCGTCCGCGCCGCTTGTTTCGTAAGTATTCCCGACCGCGTAGTACCGCCGTTTCTACGAACGCGCCGGGGTGTTGCTTTGACCAACCGGCGTTTAGTCTACGAATATAGGGCAAAAGGTTCGATATGTATATAGGTTCGCCGGGCACCTTAAGCGCCAGCATTTCCCGCGCGGCTGCGATTGTCGCTTGCGCCGACGACCGATACGTAGACCCGTGGTCGCCGGGGTAGAACGCGGCCCTATCTGTGGGCACTGGCGAACCTAGCCCGACTTGCCAGTTAGATAGGGCGGTAGAAACGTCTACAGGGGTATCATAGGCAAGCGAACCTACGATAGTTAGCGCAACACCTACGGCGGCTTCGCTGGCGTCTTCGTCTAGCCGGTCGGCGCGTTCATTCATGCGCGCGGCAAGCCCCTTTAACGTTCCCATTAGTGCCCCCTTTTCCTACGTGCGGCAAGCCGTTGTAAATATGCGTTGTCAGCTTCGCGGATAAAGTAAAGCAAGTCGCTAACTTCGGCCTTTCCTAGCCCGTGAAACTGCCCGTATTCTACTATCTTTGACCATGGTATCGGTTGCAGGTCGGCTAGGCTGCGTTCGGTATCTAGGTCGTAGAATGCTTCAAGAAAAAGCGTCAACCCCGGCGCTAGTTTCGGCTTATTCGTGATACGGTCGGGGGTTTTGCCCCCGAACCGCTTTATTTGCTTAAGTATGGCACTTTCGACGACGGGTTGTACGTCGGCGTCGTGCAAAAGCACCATTAAGAGTTTTTTGCTTCGGCCTTAAGTTGTTTGGCCTTGTACGCCGAAGCCTGCCCACACTTACGGGCAAGGTCTTTGTACAGGTCGGACCAATCCGGGTCGCCGAAAACTGCCTTTGCGGCTTCGGCGGTAAAGTCGATTGCCTTGCCGTCGTCTTCGGGCTGGAAGTTACGCCAGTCGATAAGCAACGCGTTAACGAACACGTCAAGTTCGACGGCTTCGGCTTCGGTTTCCGACAACGACGAAAAGTCGGCTACGCCTTCTTCGGTCGTGTGTTCCTTGGTGAATTCGCGCATTGCCTTCGAATAGGCTTTGTTTTGCCCGGTCTTGCGTGCCAGCTTGAAGCCCGGCACGGTGCCGTCTTCGTTGGGGGCGTCTTCGAAGTCGAACCAAACGCCTTCGTTCGCGGCGTTCGTGTCGGTCTTGAACTTCTTCTTAAGTGACATGGTACTTACCTTTCGTTGGTTAGAATACGGGCCGGAAACGCCGAAGCGCCCGGCCCGTACACCATAGCGTTACGCGACGGGCATTGCAACCGTTGGAAGGTAGGCGAATGCCGTATACGACATGGTATAACCTTCTTCGTTTTCCGCGCCGAAGTTTTCAATCGGTACGGTAATCGGGTTATCCTTTTCGACGTTAAGCCGACCCCCGCCGACGCCAAGCAAGGGCAGGTCGTAGACAAGACCCTTATTCGCCTGCGCCAAAATGGCGTTAAACGATACGTCGCTGTTGTTGCGGATAGCCTGCACACTTTCGACGGTCGTAAAGTACGCAGTAACCGCGCCGCCTGCGACGAAGTTACCTACGTTAATGTCGATACCGCCAAGCGCCCCAACGGCCTTGGTAGCCGTCGCGTTGTTGTTGATAGTAAACGTTGCGTCGGATACGTAGGCGAACAGCGACGTAGGCGAAAGCGTCGTAGCGTCAAGCAAGGTCATTGCCAGACGGAACACCGACGAAGACGTGTTGTAGGGCTTTTGCTGCGCTAGTTCGACATGCGTACCAGACTTAACGCCGGTAGCGCCTGTGCGTTGTTCGTTGTCAAGCGCGACGTAACCAAAGTCGGCGGTATGCTTGTCGGTAAGCGGAATGTTCAACGTAAGTTCGTTGGCGACCGCCCCGGCCAAGTATTCGGATTGTACGCCGTCGTCGTCTTCGCCTAGCGTGCGTTCAACGTTGTAGGTACGCGTCACGATAAGCGAAGGCGTCTTTTCGTTGCGAACGTAGGTGCCCGCAAATACGCGAATGGTCTTGCCCGCCCCGGCGTCGGTTGCAAGCGTCCCAATCCATGCCACTTCGTCAAGCGTTACGGTGCTGTTCGACTTCGACTTGACGCGCCCGTACCCGTACCCGGCTGCGTACTGCGTGCCTACGGCGTCGCCGCCGATAAACACCCATTCGCCGATTTGCAGGTCAAGGTTAAGCCAATCGCTTGCCGTGCTTTCCAGCGTCACAAGGCCGCTAGCTACGGTCATGGCAAGGTCGCCCGACCCGAATTCGAAGCCGACTTGCTGCACGCGTGCGTCGCTTGGCGGCGACGCTTCTACGGTAGTAGCGTGGTCGGTCGTTACGGTTGTGCCGGTAGACGCGGATACAAGGCCGATACCGTTGTTAACCGCGTTGGTGAACCCCGACGTAAACACAAGCGCCCCGGCGACGAAGACCGTAAGGCCGGAAGCCGCGCCGAAAACGCCGGAACCGGCAACCGACGTAATCGGTATGGCCGTACCGTTCAACGGTGCCGTATCGACCTTTTCGTGCGCGTCTGCGAAGAAAAAGCCTTGCATATCGCGCGTAAGGTCGTTGTTCATGTCGATATTGTAGCCGCCCGACGCGTCAAGGTCGGTAACTGTGCCGCGTTGGTTCTGGCGTGACGCGTTGATAGGGTCCGACGCTACGGTAGCGATTTCGCCGCCGAAGTCGGAATACGAATTTACCGCGCGGTCGTACCAAATTGGCGAACCGGGCAATACCTTCGGGGTTGAACTTTCTTCGGCAACAGACACGCCCGTAACGTTGCTGTTGACTGTTTTCTTACTGCTAGCCATTGTCTTTACTCCTAGGTTAGACGGTTTCCATAAACGTATACGTTACGGTTACGTTGATTTGATACCAACGATTGCCCGGCGCTTGTTCGCGTATTGTCGCGTCCCTGTACCAAACTTCGTCGCCGGAACTAATACTACGGTAGGCGTTGCGCACAAGCTGCGCCAACCTACGGCCCGTAACCATTGCCGTATTGTCCGCCTTCGGGAAAAACAATTGCACGGTAAGCGTTCCTACGCTTTCGTATTCGTGCTTGCCAATTTGCGGCGTTCCTAGCGTTGCCTGCCCTTCGACTGCGTTACGAACAGAAAGCCGCGCCCATGCCCGCCCCTGTGGTTCGTGCCCGTTGCTGCGCACGCCTTCGTACTGCACGTCGGGCACGTACCCGACAATAGCCGTTGCGCCCGCGTCCCATGCCGTTTTGAACGCGTCGTACATTAGGTCTATTGCTTCTTCGTACGTCGCCATTATCCTTCGACCCCAAACCGCAAAGTATACAATATAGCTTCGCCGTTAGGCGCTAGCTTTTCGACGACCATAACCGTACGCAATAGCGTCGTGCCCGTTTCGTCGTAGATTTCCGCGCGGGTTGTGGGCACGAAGTCAACCGCCCCCATAAGCCCGTAGTCTTCGCCTACCTGTGCGTCGGTGCCGGTAAGCGCCCGTAAAAATGCGCCCGTGCTGCGCCCTTCGGGTAAAAACAAAATCGACACGGGGTTGTCGGTCGGGTCTACTGCGCCCGGCTTCCATGGCTTCGCCGCGTCCGTCGGGGCGTCGTTGTCGATTGCGCGCCAAATGCACGCCCGACCCTTCGCCGCGATTGCGCGTTGTGCGTTAGCTATTTGCCGGTCGTACACGCCCATAATTTACGCCCTTATCGTTTTGAATAGCCCGTGCCCACAGGCGCGCAGCAATGGGGCAAGAATGCCCTGCACGGCTGGCATTGACGGCGACGCGCCCGACGCAGGGCCGTAGCGTTCGCTATACTTCGTCGTAAGCGGCCCGGTCGTGTCTTCGATAATAAACGCGTCGGTTCGCGCCGGGGCAAGGTCCGCCCCGGCGTTCTGTTCAACGCATAGTTGGGCTTGCCCGGTTGCCAGCCGGGTAAGGGCTTCGGCCAAGGTCAAGCCGCAAACGTATCCGGTCGTAGTCGGCGGGAACGTAAGCGACAACAGCCCTAGCCCTTTGCCTTCTAGGTAGTCCATAGCCTTGTAGGCAAGCGGTTCTAGCACCGCGTCGTCGGCGCTAAGGGTAACGCCCCGTTTCGCAGCGTACGCCCGAATGGTCGTAAGGTCGGCGTAGCTATCTGCGCCGCTAACCCCTGTGCCGTCTTCTACTACAAGTGCCATGGCCTGCCCCCGTTACGTGGTCGTGACTGCAACCGTAGCGGTTACTTCTTTGTCGGTGTCGTAGGTGTACGTCGCGGTAACGGTACAAGTGCCCGCCGCAACGCCCGTAATCAGCCCGCCCGCGCTAACGGTAGCCGTAGCTTCGTCGTCGCTGGCAAACGTGCAATTGCCCGTTTCGTCGGTAATCGCCAAGGCCGAAACGTCCGCCCCGTCAACCGCCAATACCTGCAATTGCTGCGTGCCGCCGCCGTTGGCAACCGAAGCCGTCGTAGGCAAGCACTGCAACGCGGTAGGTCGGTCGGCGTGCGGGTAGCCGTAGTCGGTAACTGCGTTGTAGGCCGTCGGAATATCGCCCGCAACCAAATCGGCGCTTTCGATACCGTTGCCGTACGAATGGCTTGCGTCGGCAAACCGCACGCCGACTTCGTAGCCGGGGGTTGTCAGCGCGTTAAGCGCCGCAATCTGTGCCAGTTCCGCCGCCGTAGGCGTCTGCCCGGCTGTAAAGAAAAGAATTTTCTGTGTCATGGTCGTAGTTCCTTACGCGTTGGGTTTCCAAGCCGCCGCCGCTTTCGCTTTAGCGTCCGCGTCGGCCTTGGCCTTGGCGGCTTCTTCGTCGGCCTTCTTCTTCGCTTCGGCGGCTTTCTTCGCGTCGCCTTCGGCGTCCTTGGCCGTCTTATCAAGCGCGGCTTTCTGCGCCGCTTCGCCTTCGGTCTTTTTCTTTTCGTAGGCGGCTTTGCGTTCGGCTTCGAACTTTTCGATAGCCTTGCGAACCGTCGGATACTTTTCCTTGTACCGGGCGGGAACTTCGCCCGCAACGCCGTCGCAGGTTTCAAGCGCCCCTTCGTCGGACACAAGCAACGCGTTACGGAAAGACACACGGCACGGGGCCAGCTTTTCCGCTTCAAGCTGTTGTTCAAGGGTCGGCGTCGTACCGTTCACGAAGAACAGGATACGGGGCAATTTTGTAAGCGCGTGGGCCATGGGTCTAACTCCTATCGTTGGCGTGCGTTAGTTAAGAAAAAGGGCGGCGACGAAGGCCGCGCCGCCCTTAACGTTCGTACTGTGCCGTCTAACCTTAGTCGGTTTCGACGACGACCCCGGCAAGGTCTTTGATAGACGTTGCGTATTGGTCCCAATTGGTCGCAGTCGCAAGGGCCGCGTCGGTCGGCGATTTGCCGCCGTTCGTCTCGTCCCATGCAAAACCCTTGATACCAAGGTTATACGACCATTCAGCTTGGTAGGTGCGCTGAATGTTTTCGTCGCCGTTCGACGTTTCGTAGTTGTCGTCGAAGTCGTCGTTTTGGTCAACCATGACCGCGCCCGGCACAAGGCCAAGGTTATGGTACACGTCGGGGGAACCGGCGGTAATCAGGCCGGGGCTATCGGTCACGACGAACACGCGCCCGAAGGCGTCGGAAACGACGTTGACCGTACCGTAGGTAAACAGCCGTTCGGCGTTCGCAAGGGCGTTGTCGTAGAAGTCGGTAATCGGCTTCGAATGAACAACCCATGCAACGATTTCCGACTGTCGGTCGCCGAACTTGCCCGCGCCGGTATTCAGCGCACGCGAAGTAAGGGTGCCGGTCGAAGTGTGGTCGTAGACAACGCCCGCAACCTGCGACAAGGCCGCGTAGGTCGTGATAACGCCGGTATTCAGCATATCCGCAAGCATGTCCTGCGCAAGCTGTTGACCAAGCGCCGCCCCGGCTTCTTCGGGGTTAACCTGTATCCAACGGAATTGGCCGGGGTCAAGGTTGATAGGCGGCGTACCACCGGCAACCTTGACCATGGTATCGGTCAAGTGTTCCATGTTCTTCGCGGTAACGGTGCCAGAACCGTAGGCGTTCCGACGACGTACAAGGCCGCTAACCTTCTTCCAAAAGGCGCGGTCGCTGTAATCGCCTTGGTGCGCCTGCGTAGAAAGCACCATGGTATTGCGCGAAGCTGTGTTGAACAGTTCGATTTGCTGCGCAATGACTTCCGTCATAGCGTCGTAGGTGTATTCAGAGAATACGGCAAGGTCTGAAAGGGCCACGGTAATTACTCCTAGTCTGCGTTGGCTTCTTTGGCGGCTTTAAGCTGCGCAGCTAGGTCTTTCGCGGGAAGTGCGGCTAGCGGCGTCGGCTTGTCACCGGGTTGATTGTGCGAGGCACCGCCTAGTCGCGTACGTTGGCCTTTATCCGGGGCACCGCCCCCACTGGCCTTACTCGCCCTAATAATAGTGGCGAATTCTTTATTGTCAACGAATTCTTTCTTCAAGTCGTCAACGGTCGAAGCGGACGGCTTACCGTCCGCGCCAAGTACCTTCGTCGTCGGCGTGTCGCCTTCAAGGTCGGCGGTCAAGCGCGCCCGAATGTGGGGAAGGATAAGGGCGGGGGTCGTGCTGATTTCGGCGGCGATAGACGACGCGACGTTATCCACAAGCGACTTGCTGATAAAGCCGTCTTTGGCTTCCAACTTCGTTTTAAGTTCGCCCGTGTCCTTGTCGTACTTGTCCTTCCACGACTTTTCTAGGGCTTCAATGTCGCCGCGCTTGCGCGCGTCGTTGCCGTCCAATTCGGCAAGCTTGGCTTCGGCTTCGCGCGCCTTCTTTTCGGCGTCCTTGCGCGCCTGCACTTCGCGGTCTTTGGCGCGGCGCAGCGCGCCCACGTCTTCGTTGTTGTCGTCGCCGTCAACGTCAAGGACATATTCGCCGTCTTTTTCGACGTATTCGGCCTTAAGGTCAGCCGATAGCTTGTCGAATACTTCTTTTGTGATTTTCCGCTTAAGTGCCATGGGTACGACCCTTTCGTGTTGTGGGGCACCGCCCCTACGTTGCTATTGAATGATGAAACCGAATTTAGCTAAGAATTCGGCAAGCGTCAACTGTTTGCGCGACCTAAAGCGGCCAAGCCCCGACGCGGTAACACGACCACTACGCAAACCGCCGCCAAGGCGCAACCCGACAATATCGTTTTGCACCGCCGCCGGTTGCAGGGCAAGCCAACCGTAAAACGTGTCGGGCACGTTCTGATAGCTAGCCCCTTGTTTCACGGGCACGGCACGCGACCTACAACGAAAATGCGCCGGGGGTAGCGGACCCTTACCATACCGAAAAATACGCCCGTCGCGCCGCTGGCAAATCTTCGTCGTGTTCATGTCAAGCACCGAAACCCATTCGTACGTTGCGTAGAATATAGACGCAACGCCAGCTTGCACGACACTAGATACGTGCTGTACGACTGTGTGCAGCATTGACGCACCTTGACGCCGCGCGGTAGCTACGAAGCCGTCGCGGAACCTACGCGACTTAGTGCCGAATATAGCCGCAAGCGTTTCTTGTACCGTCCAACCGTTCGCGTACCCGCGTGTAATAATTTCGCGCATGTTGCGCGATATATACCGTAGGTACTGTGCGATAAGTTGCCGGGGCGTCTTGCCGGTTGCAGGGTCGGGCGTGTTGTCGATAAGTGCCCACAGGCGGGCGCGGCCCGTGCGGTTCCGGCGAAGGGCAAGCAAGCCTAAAAGGGGCAAGCCGTCCTTAGCGTCGTACGCTTCTTCGACGGTCTTACCTTCTACCGTTTCCATGATTTGACGGCTAAGGCGCGCGTCGCCCTGTGCGAACGCGCGAAGTTCGTTAAGCATGTCTTCGCGGAACGCGTCATGCCTGCGAAGCTGCAACGCGGCGACCTTGCGAATAAGCGCCTGTAGCTTCTTCTTCGTCAATGCGTTTAGGCGGTCTACGTTGGTCTTTTCCAGCGCCCGGCGCAGGTCGTCGAACATGCCTACTAGAATGGGGTCTAGGCGACCTTCTAGGCCGGTCTTGTACCCTTCTAGGTAGACTTGGTGCCGGGTAAAGGCGTCTACAAGCGATACGGGCATTAGTTGCCCCCGTCGTCGGGGTTATCCGCTTCGGGGTCGTCTTCGTTGTCGCCTTCGGGGTCCGCCGGGTCGTTAGGGTCCGCGTTCGGGTCGTCTGCGTTCGGGTCGTTAGGGTCTTTCGTGAAGTCGTCGGCTTCGATTTCGTCGCGGGCTTCTTCGTCGTCAAGGGTAGCGACGCCAGACTTACGCAGGGCCGCGCGCATTTCGCTAAACGCAATAGCGCCCTGTTGCCATTCGGCGATAAGCTGTTGCCGTTCCTGCGCCGACATGCGCGAAATAGTGTAGTCGGTATTCAGTTCGTACACGATAGCGGCAGCGTCGTCGCCCGTGAACGCTGCGCAGACTTCAAGCGCGAACTTGATTGCCGCCGATACGTTCTTAGCTACGTCGGCAAGCACCGACGTTTCGCTTGCGTTTTCTATACCGGCTTCAAGCGCGGTTCGCTGTACTTGCTTTTGTTCGACAAGCTTTGCGCCTAGCGCAATCATTTGCCGTTCTTTGTGTTCCATAGCTTCGAACGGCGTACTATTGGCTTGCATCTGCAACAGTTCGGCGCTACCACCTTCGGGCAACATGACGCCACCACGGGAACCAAGCCGTACTTGGCCGTCCATGACGTTTTTAACCCATTCTTCGGTAAGGCCGGAAAATACCGGCGTCGGCTGGCCTGCCATATACGCGCCTTCTTCGTAGTCGGCGCTATTGCGGTAGTGCGCGACGTTCAAAGACGCTAGGTCAAGCATAGGCGGGTGGTCTATTTCTGCGTCGTTGTTTTCCGACCCTATGAACGTGAACGGGATATAGTCGAAGGCTTCGCCCTTGGCGTTCGTCGGTGTAAGCGGGCCGCTGTATAGCGCCCCGTCGCGGTAGATTTCGACCGTGTACACGCCGTCGCGTAGGCGCAATACGCGGTATTGTTCTTTCTGCACGACCGCAAAGCCGTCGTCTTCGTCGTCGTAGGTTTCGCGCAACACGACCAACGTAAGGTACGTTTTAGCCTTGCGCCGGGCCGTGCGCCAATTGATAATACTTAGCGCGTCGTAAACCGTAATAGTAGGCTGCACGTCGCCGCTATCTACGTCGGCACGCGTTACCCCTTCTTCGGTCGTCGGGTAGTCCGCAAGCACGCCCGCGCGCCCCATGGAAAGGGTATAGCGAACGCCGCGCTTTGCTAGCTGCGTAAGCGTCAAGCCCGACCCGTCGGCGTCTTCGGCGAACACGTCTAAGCTTGTGGGCACTTCGGCTACAGGGTCGCGCGCAAACACTTCGCCGACAAGGCCGGAAAGTGTGCGCTGCGTAACGTTGTAGAACACGGCCCGCGCTTTATACGCGTCGTATCGTGCGACGTTTTCCGGGCTTTGGTCGTCGGCGTTGGGCATGGGTAGGTACTTGGTGCTACCCTTCTTAACGACGCGTTCGCCTGCGACGCAATCCGCGATTTGCTTGTAGTCGGCTTCGAAGTCGCGTAGTTCCTTGCGCTTCGTAGCTACGCTAGAAGTTGCCGCCGATATTAGGTTAGGTTTCGTCGCCATGTCTTTGCCCTATGTTGCGTGCCGAACTTTAATCTTCTTCGCGGCCCTGTTGTTGCTAGTCAAGACCCGATAACGCACCATGTCGTAGGTATGGTCTTCGGCGTCTGTGTCTACGTCGTCGGGGTCGTCTTCGTCACGCGGTAGCGCCGGTATTAGCGTAATCGACGCGGCGCAGTTCGACATAAAGTAAATGCCCGGCCCTTCGCCCTTTATAGACGCTTCTAACCTATCGCGCAATAGCTGAAACCCGTTCTTGCGTGAACCCTTAGACTTGTCGCTACGCGTCCAACGTATGCCCTTATCGGCCATTTTCTTTTCTATCGTGTCTACGTCGCTTTCGCGCACGTCGCGTATTTGGTTATCAGCCGGGCCGGGTGCCGGTTGCTGCGTAACCCAACCGTGTTCTAGCAACGCTATTTCCCGGTCGCGTACGCCTATAGCAACGTCGGGCGCAGACATTTTAAGCCCCTTGTTCGTGCCTATGCCCTGCGTGCCGTACCATTCGTTAAACATGATAAGCGTACCGCGCGGCGGGCAGAACGTAGACCCGTCGGGCAAGGTAACTTCTTCGCCGTTGGCTTCGCACCACCAACCGACCGCGAACGGGTGCGACGACCCCCAATCGAACGAACGGTTAACGTGCCAGCCTTCGGGCACCGGGAAGCGTTCAAGTATATGTACGTCGCGTTTCCAAAGGTCGTCGAAGGCACCGCCCGCGTTAACGTCCCATGAACCTAGAAGCCATGCGGCGCGCAAGTTGGGGTCGCTAATGCGTTCAAGTTCGGCGACGTATTCAGGCGGCAAATAAATGTTTTCGCGGTAGCTACCGAAAATAGCTACCTGCGTCTTAACTACGATAACGTCGGTTTGCGTTTGCGGGTTAAACACCGGCACTTCGGTTCGCACGACTTCGCCGTTTTTGGCTGGCGTGATAAAGCGCATTTTAACCCAATTGTGCCCCGGCCCGTTCGGGTTCGTAGTTGCGAACACTTCAAGCGGAATAGGTGGCAAGGGTTTCTTGTCTAGGGTATCGTAGACTACTTCGTACGTACCGTCGTCGCGCTTAATCGTTTCAAGCACGGGCGTATCGCGTTCGGGGCTAAACGACGAACGGTTAGTAGACATTAACTTGTCGTACAATTCCGACGTAGGGTACTTCGTTAATTCGTTCCAGCCGATAAACGGGTATTCGTGCCCGTGGAAGTTGTCGTAGTCGCTAGGCTTCTTAGCGTGCCTAAACAACAGTTCTTCGCCAGTAGGCCAAACCCATTTATATTCACTAGCCCCACTAAGGAACTTAGCGCCGTCGCCAAACTGTAGAAAGAAGCGTTTAGACTGCGCAACCAAATCGGCAAGGTTCTTAAATTCCCGGTCGAATATAACGCCGCGCCAATACGTGCCGTAGCCTTTGCCCACACGCGACCGAAACCGCATAAGCTGCGTAATCGTTTTGCCGGGGCCGCGCGCGCCGTGGTAAAGCGTGTGGTGGCAACGCGTATCTAGGGCTAGTTCCTGCGACGTACCGGGAATAGGTTCCCATACGGTCGATAGTCCCATTTCCTTAAGCTTTGCCCGCGTTAAGGCTTGCTCAATTAATTGCGGGCTGTGCTGCGTCATGGGTAAGTGCCGCCTGTTGCGCCCGTAGCTTCGCTTCCCATTCGTCGTTAGTGCCGTGGTCGGTCACTACCATAACGCGGCGGTTGTCTACTAGCGTGTTATTGTTAACCGTCGTGCCGCCCTTTTCGTCGGGGTACAACAGCTTGCGGATTGCTTCGATACCCTTAAAGGCCGTTTCGTGGTCGTTGGTCAACTGCACGCGCCGCCATGCTTCACGGGCAAGCGCGTTCTTAGACGGTACGCCCATAGCGTCGGCTTCGTCGTCGGGTATGTCTTCGATTGTCTCAATAACGAACGGGTCGTTAGGCCATTCCCGCGACACGACAAGCGCGCGCCCGGCGTCGCCGGGAAAGACCGCCATAGCGGCCTTAAACGGGTCGTCGGGGTGCCGTAGCAGGGCTAGGGCAAATTCGCGTTTCTTTTCTGTGTCGGCGTCGTCGGTCATGCGCGGAACTCCTATTGCGTCCGACTATACGCAATAGGTGCGGTCGTGGCAACGTGTTACTTATCGGTTTTGCCGTTGTTTACCGCCGCTAGGATAACGTCAAGGCGCGCGTTCGTTTCCCGGCGTTCGTCTTTCATGTCTTGCCGTAATTCGGCTACGCGGGCTTCTATTCGGCCTAGGTGTCCGTCTAGGTCACTGCGACGAACATACCCGTTAGACACTTCTTCGCGCGTGCGGTTTACCCGTTCGTGTAGGGCGTCGTCGCCGTCCTTAATCGCTTTGGTGTTTTCGTCGTGGTTCGTGTGTATCATGTTGGTTATTGCCCTGTCGCGCGCTATGACGCCCCCGACGATTACGACGATTAAACCTAAAAACCCTATAATAACTTGCCAATCTAATTCGACCATAGTACGCGCCCCTACGTAGCTAAAGTGCGGCGCATGTGTCGGCATAAACTGCGTTATGTCCTACGATTTGCCGCCGCGTTGTTTGAGTATCAATGCGCGAATACGCGATAACTTCGAACATATCACATAAGCGGCGTACGTCAATAATGGTTCCGGCGTCTGCGCACACTTCTTTACTTGCGGCGTTGTGTCCCACGACTTGCCGTCGTGTGGGCAACGTGTCTTCGCGCGAATATGATATAGCCGGGAAAATACTACACGCGTCGCGTGTATCGACCGCGTGCCTAATCGCGTAGGTTGGGGTCTTCGTCGTCTGGCACGCCGTTAGCGTCGTCAAACTTAGCAACAGCATTAGCGCGGGCAGTCTTTGCACGTTGTACCGCATTGATTGAACTTTCAAGTTGCGAAGCCACGGCTTTAGCTTCGCCCGCGTCCATAAGCTGTTTACTGTTAAGGTAATCAGTAAGGACACGCGCGAAGCCTAGCACGGCTTCTAGGATACGAAGCCAAGCCATAGCGTTACCCGTCGTCTTTGTTCTTGTTCGCGCCGAAGTTACCGGCAAGGATATTCAGCACGCGAAGGATAGCCGAAATAATCTTGTCGTCGGCGGTCGTCGGGGTAAGGGCCGTAATCGCGGTCGCAGCCGTAACGACGGTCGTAATAGCGACAAGCCAAGCGGGCAGGGCTTCGAAAATCGCCAGCCAACCGAACCCGGCTACCGCCGCCCCGGTCGTAGCCTGCGCATACGCCGCCATGGGTGCAAGAATGAACAGGGCAAGCCCCGCCAAGGCGGCACGGGCTAGGGCGCGATTGCCGGGGGTCGCCAGCACGACGAACAGGCACGCCAGCGCGGCAACACCGATAACGGGGGCCGCAAGGGCGACGGGAAGCGCGACGGCGCACAGGGCGACGGCGGCAAGGGCTGCAATGCCAAAGAAAAGGGCTTTCATGGTCGTAAATCTCCTACGTAGGGTTGTGCGCTTATGCGCGGGTTATCACGGCCTACAGGCGCGCGAACTGGAAGTGCATCCAATCGAAGTTACGCGCGCGACCAAGCGATACGGCCCCGGCGGCTTCGACAATGCGCCAAAATTCTTCGTATTCGGGCTTGGCAAAGCGCGCCCGTGTGTTGTTCCAACGTAGTTGGTTATTGGCCGGGTCAAGGTCTACGGCAATGCCCCAACTGTGCATTGAATACGACGACCCGCCGCGCATTTTGCGCACGTTCAAACAACCGCCGTACATATTCAAGCCAAGCGCCTTAATGCGGTCAAGCCCGTATGCGTCAAGCGTACGGTCAAAGATACCGGCCATAGCGTCGGCGACCTTTTCGTGACACGTCATTTTCGACACGCTTTGGCGCGTGTTCCATGCAATGACCATAGGGTACGGTAGTGCAATTGTCGTTTGGTTCTTGCCCACAGACCCGTAGAAGGCGGACACGCCCGATTGACGCGGCCAAAGGGTAGACGCGCCGGGCTGTTCGGACGCGTCGGCGATTGCAGAAAGCAACGGCGCGTCGTCGCGCCCCAATACTTCGGCGTGCCCGTGTTCGCGTTCGTACGCCCATGCGTTGAACGCTTCAAGCGTGTTGTGCCCGCTGTAGCCGTCGATTGTGCCCGGTTCGAAGCCCGCGTGCTTAAGCACAAGCTGCGCCGCTGCAACCATACGCCGACGGTCGTTAAGTTTTCCGCCGGGTAGTTCCGACTTGCGGGCCGAAAGTAGGCTTTCAATAGCCGCGTGCGTCTTCGGCCCCGCGTCGCCGTCAATGCCGCCTTTGTAGTATCCGGCGGCGGTAAGAAGGCGCTGTACGTCGCGTGTACTTAAGTGCATGGTCGTAGCCTTTCGTCTGGCGTTGGGGGTTGTTGCGGACGCTAGCACTATTGCCGGGCCGTGTCAAAGAAAAGGGGGCCGCACCAATTAAGGTACGACCCCCCGCTTAAGCCCAACGGTAGGGCTTATTCTTCGTCGGCTGCGTCGTCGGTGCCGACTTCGATACGCCAGACCCGCGCGCCCTTCACGCCGTTTTCTTCGACGGTGCGCACCATGAACTTGCGTTCATAGGTGTAGGCCGGAACTTCGACGGCTTCCATTTCGCCGCTTTCCTTGTTCTTGCGGTTGATTGTCCGCGTGCCGGTTTCGGTCGCGTAACGCTTCGACGCCGAAGACACGGTGCTTGCCAGCGACTTGCCGGGGTTCGGCATGTCTTCGGTAGCGGGCACGAAAAACGACTGACCGACGGCCAGCGCGTCGAACGGGTAGATAGACGTTGCGGCACCGCTGCGCTTGATTGCGGGAATGGGCACGGCATTGTCAATGTTAAAGGTGTTCATGGGTCGGGTTCCTTCGTTGGGTGCCGTCGGGGTTCCGTCGGTCACGGTTTCGTCGGGGGCGTTTGCGCCTTCGGCCTGTGCGGCGTCGTATGCGTCTGCGCCCGACTTGGTTGCGCGTACGGCCACTTTGTTGCCGTCCGTCATTTGGGTATTGCATTCGACGTATTCGGCGTCAAGCAAAATCTTGACGCTTTTTTCGGTCATGTACACAAAACCGGGTTCACCGGCCCGCGTTGCTTCGACGATTTCGCCAAGCTTGGCAATCTGTGCTTTGCTAAGGTTCGACATGGTATTAGTTCCTTTCGGTTTCCGTTGGACACATTGAACAATAAAACTTCGTACGGTCGTGTCAACCCCCTACGAAGAAAGTTTTTGCCGCGATTACGACGGGCGCGTAATAGATTGCGCAGACGACCACGGCGAAGACGGCAAAGCCGCCTTTTCGCACTGCCCGCACGAACGGCGACCGGGCGGCGTCTTGCAGCCGGGCAAGTTCGTTCATGTCGCGGGTGCATTTTGAGCCATACGCCAGCTTCGCGGCTATACGGGCTTCAAGTTCTGCGATACGTGCGGCGGACATTACCAACCCCCTTTATGTTCGTAGCATTCTTCGACTATACGGCTTTCGTCTGCGTTAGTCAAACGCTTGTAAATCCATGCGGGGGCTTTCTTGCATGTCTTGCCGCCTACTGCGCTAATCGACCAATCGTCTACGTCGTCAACGCCGCCGCCGCAATCGCGGTTGTCGTACCCGGTCGTATTAAATTCAACCGTGACGGGAAGCCCGCCTAATACTGTGGTGTCAAATTCGTAGGCCATGTTCGTTACTCCTATCCGCTGTTGATACGAATATAGCTACGTACATGGCCTACGTCAAGTGCCTACGTCGAAAAAAGTTACGACGCGGCTTTAAGTACCTTCGTCTTGTCGATAAAGACGCGCACGCCTTCTTCGAACCCGGCGCGTACCTGTTCGTGCGCGTGCCCGATATTGTGCGCGTCAACGTCCTTGTGGTGCTTGTCGTTGTCCTGCGACGTGCGGTAGTGAACCCGAAACTTGGTCGTCGGCTTCGGGGCGGGTGCGGCGGTTGCCGTTGGCTTCTTCGTGGTGGTCATGCGTTGGGTTCCTTTCACTTTGTCCAAACATGGTGGTAGCGGCGCGGTAGGTTGTCGCATGAATAGACGCCGCGCACGTCGTCTACACGCTCACAATAGCCGGTCGAATAGCTTTCGTAAACAACCGGCAAGGTAATGGCATAATAGAGTGCCCACAGTAGGGCACCGGACGCCAGAACGGCCACGAAGGCGGCGCTAGCGTAGATTTGGAACCTGTACCGCATGGCCTACCCCCCAAACCTGTAGCGCGGCCCCTGTGGCGAACAGGGCAAGCACGATTAGCCCGCCGAAGCCCGCCGGGGCTTTGTCTTTGCGTTCGCTTGCCGCCCCGGTCGTGATACCGAAGACGACGGCAAGGCCGTATAGCACGATTGATATTGCGGTAGTCATACGTTGCCCTTTCGTTGATTGGCTACGAAGAAGCCTACGGCGTATCTAGCCGCGTGTCAACCTTATAATAGAGCATGACAAGGTTAGCGGCTTCGCGCCACGTATACGCCGCCCGTACGCAATAGCCTTGTTCGCGTACTGCGTCGCCGAACGCTATTTGTTCGTCGGATAGTCCGCCGTTCTTGTGCGTCTTGCGGCCCGGTTCCTTGAATTCGATATACAGGCCGCAATAATACGCCGTTTGTTCGCCCTGCCCTGCGTCGTATGTGAACGGCTTAGACACAGGTAGGAACGTGTCAAGTACGCCCGGCTTTACGCCTTCGGCCTTAAGCTTCGCCGCTGTAATCTTGTCGCGCGCGCCGCCGTTGGGTATGGCATGGAATAGCCCTAATTCGGGCAAGGCCGGTTTATCGGGGTCGATTGTGAAGCCCGCCGGGCCGGTACAGGCGAACGCGAAACCCCCTAGCCGGGCTGCGTTAAGCCATGCGAAAAACGCGCGTTGGTGCGCGTGTTCGCTGTTCGTCTTCGCTAGGCTATCAAAGTTCATAGCGTTAACCCTTTTCGATTTCGGCATAGTCGTACGTCGTCATAAGCCTAAGCTTACAACGTAGTTGACGTTCTACCCATTTGCGTTCTTTGCGATTGCACCGCACGTTACCTTCGGCGCTGATTACGATAAACGCCTTATCAACGTCTACGCTGATTTGCACCGACCTATCGGTAGCCGGGCACACGACCCGGCTTACCCTAAGCGTGTTCGGGTCTACGCCCGGCGTTATGGCGGCAAACTTGGCCGTAACGTCTTCGTATTCGTTGCGGTTAAGCCATGCAAGCACTTGCGGAATGTTCACGACTGCGCCGCGTCGTCAACTACGACGCCTTCCATATCCGCGACGTACACCATAACGGGCGGGTGCGATACGCCGACAATGCCTAGCACGATATGCCCGCCCGCTTGCATGGCGGCTAGTTCCTTCGGGGTCGGGTGCCAGACCGTGAACATAACCGGCGTGTCGCCCTGCGACCCGTCGGCGTGAACCATTGATACGACGCTATCGGCGACCGGCAAGGGCGTGTAGCCCTGCGCTTCGCCAAGCACGCGCGTTACGTTGGCCGGGGTTCCTACTTTCATGGCTGTAGTTCCTTTCGTTGCAATTTCATATGTCGGCGCGCTTCCGTATCGCACCAACGGTTACACCAAAAGCGGGGTTCTTTGCGCTTGGTATGCCCCTTAACGTGACGCGCCTTTACGCGAATGTCAAGGCCAAGCCTACGAAGGTGCCCGCTAAAAGCGTGCTTGTTCTGTTGTATCAAGCGTACGACGTGTAGGCTATCCGTTTGGACTAGGGCAACTTGTGCCCCGGATAGCTTCGCTATGGTTAGCCCGTTGATTACGGCCCATAGTTCGGCTTCGTTAACGTCATTCGGTCGCCGCTTGAATGCGCCGCTATTCTGCACACGTATACCGCCGTCTACGGCGACGTAAGCGGCCCAACCGCCCGCCTTAGTTTCGTGGCATAGCGACGCGTCACTTATGACCGTCGCCGTTACTGTCATGTGTGGGCACCCCCTTAAGCTTGAAGCGCGTACAGTGGTGCGCCTGTTCTACAACCAATGCGGCGTTACCGCGCTTGTGTTGACTGCACACGCCCGACCCGTACCTACGCAGCGTATGCGCGAAGTATGCGCAGTTAACGCACACGGGTTCGTCGGGCGGGATTGGTGGTTGTTCTTCGCTGTAGGTCATTCGTCGGGTTCCTTGTCAACTATCCCTAGCAGGCGGTACGCGCCGCGCTGCAATATCCATAGGGCGTTAGGGCCGTCGGCTACACTTGACGCGTAGAATTCGTGCCCTTCTTTCGTGTGTCCAACGATTACGACGGTTTCAAGTTCGCCTAGGGCTTGCCTAAGCAAATCGTCGGGGTCGCTGGCGTGACGTGTGACAATAGGGGCGTGTACGACGTTGGCTAGTTCGACGTAGCCTACGCCCTTGCATACGGGGCACGACGAATTCGTGCCCCAACTGCGAACGCTTCCCGTGCCTTTGCACTTGGCGCATTCGCGCCTAACTTGCTTCGCCATTAGTTGCCCCTTCGGCTTTGTACGCCGACGCATAGCGGGCTTGCCGGGCTGCGTCAAATTCGCGCGCGACAATCCGTTGCAGGGCTTCGGCCAATGCGTTACGCACTGCGTACCCGAAGCGTTCCCGCTTAAGTACGTTGGTCAAAATGCGTTCCGCGTCTTCGGTTGCGTCGTATGTGTGTTTGGTAGCCATTGTTCTAACCTTTCCTAGCTATGCGACTACCCTACCACGGGTCGCCACTAATTGCAAGCTAGCACACGAAGGTTAATACTTCGTTATGCGTCGTCGTGTTCTTCGGCAAACTTCGTAGCGTCGCGCAAGATACCCTTGTGCTTGGCTAGCAGTTCTTCGCGTTCTGCCCACACGTCGGGGTCGCGTACAAGGTCGATTTCGTCTTGTATCAGGTCGCGCAATACGCGGGGTTCCAGCGCGTCAAGTTCCCATGAATACGCCCCATGTTCGGCGATATAGTCTTGCGCCCGGCTATCGGTCAACTTGGCCGGGTTCGGCGGCGGGTCGTACGCGCGCACTTGGTCAATGTTCAACGCTATGCGCTTGACTTCCAACGTTTGCCCTTCGCAGCCGTAATCGTTGTCTGCGCCGCTAAACATGCGCAAGCGGTCTTCGTTGTCGCGGGTCATATCCAGCCCGCTAGGGTCGTGGTCGCCTAGGTGAATAACGACGACGCTTTGCCCGCCTTCCATGTACGTACGCAGCCGCTTGCCCGCTTCGTACAGTTCGCTTTGTGACACGTAGCCCCGGCACGCGAAGTAGTCTACGTCGTTGTCGCGGCACACGCGTTCGATAACGCCTACAAGGGCGTCTTTTTCTATCCATACTTCTAGGCGCACGTCTTGCCCGTCCCACATATCAATAGAGTATGCGCGGGAATTGTACCGGATAAGCGCAGCCGGGCTAGGCCACGATTGGACGCCGCGCAAGAACCGCGTACGGTCTTCGATAGCGTCCCAATCAATCAACCCGGCAAGGCGACCGTTCGACACGGTGCGGCCTAGGCTATCGTACGCCTTTTGGTTGTTCGGGATAAGGCCGCGCGACACGAATTGGTAATAGAGTTGTCGCAGGGTCAGCTTAAGCCCGTCGGCTTGGTATTCGTCGATAATGTCGTTTGCCTGTGCGATAGTCGCCAACGACGACTTTCTAAAGGGCACGTCCTTAAAGTGTTCACGCATGGCGCGGGTTCCTTTCGTTGTTAGGTGCGGGCACCCTACGACGAATGCCCGCGCGTGTCAAGGGGGCTAGCCCGATTAAAGGCCGTCCCATAGCTTAGACATTTTGAACCACTGCGCCGCCTGATAGGTGTACGCGTTCCGTTCGGCCTGTAGGGCAAGGCCGAATACTACGGCCCTATGGTCGGCGGCTAGTGCGCTGTAGTCGCAACCGGCGATAGACTGCGACACTTGGTCTAGCAAGTCTTCGTCGGGCATGGGGTCTATATCCGAATGGGCATTAGCTGGCATGGTCTTAGTATCCTTCGTACGGCGGGGCTTCGTTGGCGCGAACTAGGGTGCCCCATTTATCCGACGGGTCGTCGAAAAGCCCTAGCTGCGCATTGTACTTTACGCGTTCGGTGCGCTTGCGCGCAAACCATATCGTAGCTTGTAGTTGGTTCGGTATCAAGCCTTCGCGTCGCGCTAGCCGTTTGGCTGCGTCGCTTATGCGTTGGTATTCGCCCTTCGTGCGCACTATGGCTTCTTTCATGGTCATAGCGCGGCCTTCGTATGCGGCTTTCATATGCCCGTCAATCGTGACGTGCGCCGTATCCGTAGGGTCTAGTATGTTGTGATAGAACGCGCGAATTTTCGGCCCCTTGGCCGTCGATAGAAAGCACCTTTCGCCCGTGACGTATAAATACGCCCGGTCGCGGCAATGCTTGTAGGTGCTAACGGTTATGCGGTCGCATGGCACGCCATGGCGTACGCCGTGCAGTACGGACGCCAGCGACCGCAAGTTGCCGTAATAGTCATTGTTTGGCGATAGGGCGCAGAACGCGGCTAGGGTTCGGTCTAGCGGGGCGTCGTACACGTCGGCAAATTCGCGCATTACGGCGTTATACCGTTCGTACGCTAGCTTGCCTTCGCGTAAGTCGTCTTCGTCGGCTAGGCCGTACATATGTCGCAGGTTGCGCCCCGACACGGCTTAATCGACCTTCGGCGCAATCGGCCCGCCTAGGGCGTCCAATGCGTGCGCGATACGACGGCCCGTAATCGCCCTGTGTTCGTCACGGGCCGAACCTGCGCTAGCGGCGGCTAGGGTCAGTTCGCACCGGGCTAGGTAGATTGCTTCGTGCAGCGCGTCGATATAGTTGCGCACGGCTTCCGTAGCGTCGTTAAGGTCGGTCGTGCTTGGTTCCGGCACGTCGTCAATCTTTGCCATGGTCTTTACTCCTACCAATTTTCAATAAGGCGCTGTTCGTACCCCGGCGGCATACCGGGGCACCCTACGCCATGACAACGGCAATCCATGCAACGCACATTGCCGGGCTTCGTTGGGCTTGCGTTCGCCAGTACCTTACGTTCTACGTCTGCGTAGTTCGCTTCGGCTAGCTTTCGTATATGCGGCGGCAAGCATTCGCCGACTTGCTTAAAGGCCATGTTAACCCCCTTCGTTCATTTGCCGCGCCATATCGTGCGCGTGCTTCCACAATGCCCGTACGTCTTCGGTGTAGGGCTTCGGCATAGGCGACACGCGCCAATAGTGGCGACGCGACCTACGGTAATGCGTACGGTAAATACGCGGCTTTGTCAACACCGGAACCGCCGACGCTAAGTCTAGCTTAACTACGGGGTAGCCGCGTTCGTTAATCGTGACGCTTTCGACCTTGGCGCTATACGTGCCGGGCGGTAGTTCTTCGGGTTCCTTCGGCGCAAGGTACAGGCTAGGCCAGCACCCTACGCGCATAAAGCGCCAATATGGCACGCGATAGCACACGCGGCCTATCTGGCCTTCGTATGCGGTCGCCCCGCGCATGAATGGGATAAAGTGCATAGGTGCGGTTCCTTTCCCTGCCCACAGTCGGGGCGGTTCGATTAGTATTCGGCCTTCGCGGTAACTTCGCGGTCGCCGTTGTCGTCTACGGTGCGCAACGTAATCGTGATTACGCCTAGCCCCGTCCAATCTGCGCAGTCGTCGAACATATCGCTTACGCGCTTCATAATATCCGACTTAAGCCGTTGGCTATCCTTCGCGCTGTACGTGACTTCTTCGTGTGTCTTGCGTGCCATTGTTCTACCTTTCGTTTATGTTGCCCTATACCTACACCTACGACGCGCCTACGTCAATACCCTACGACGATAAATACGCTATAATGCCCTTATATTTTTTGTTATACCCGTAAACCCTTGATAGAGTTAGATAATATATAGAGTTATAATAAGTATAATAAGTATAATAGATAAGTAGACCCTTTATCGTAGTTTACCGTCGCTTTCAACCGACGTAGGCACCCCACACTAGGGGGTCTATCTAGCCATTATACGGAAATACGTTATATTGTGTTTGTTTACAGACACTTAGCTATTATACGGCTATTATATCATTATACTAAAGCCGATAACTACGTTAGGTGCCTATGAACCTGTGCGCGTCCGACACGGCGTAAGCTTTGCCGCGTACATTATACTTTTGCAGGTCAGCCCGACCGACTTCTATTAGTGCGCCTTCGTCAAGCAATGACTGCACAGTACGGCGAATAGCGTTGGTTGCCCCTACCCGGTCGTGCCGGAATGCGGCGGCGGCTACAAGCCTGCGCTGTATAAAGGTGTAGGGCACGATATGGTCGGCGTGCATGGCACGTTTAGCCCCGTATTTAACGACGGCTTCGAACGGCTGCGTTAGGTATTGGTTCACGACGCGGATAATGTCGGAAACTTGCTTGCTTTCTTCGCTGTTCTTGCCGACTTCGCCCATTTCGAACTTGCGAGTAATCGACCTAATGTCGCGTTCGATAAGCGCGTACGCCCATTCGGCTACGTCCTTGGTTATGACGACCGACACGCGGTCGGTGTTGCCGTGGTCGGCGCAGCCTACGGCGATTAGCCCGGCAAGCTTAAGCGTCTTAATGTGGGCACGGTTCCATAGGTGCCGTATTGCTTCGCGTTGGTCTGGCACGTTGATTTGACTATCTGCGTACCTATCGACTTCACGTAGGAACGTGTCGGCTTCGGGCGTGTATTCGACCGCTACGGCCATGTTGTGCGAATTCAAGCGTAGGCTATTGTCGCACAGGTCGCAGAACCGTTTGACTAAATCCATGGAAGGCACCGCGTAGGCGTGTGCTTCGTTGAATTGCGGACGCGCGCCGCCGTACTCAATTGTCAGAAAGCGCGGCAACAGGCCGTCGCTAATAAGGCTTTCGTCTAGGTTGCTGTAGTAGGTTTCGGGCGTGCTTTCGCCTAGCAACGTGAACGCGGGCGACAATACGTCGTCGGTGTTCTTTTCCTTGTCGCTGTAGATTGTGGGGCGCAGAACGTTGCCGCTACCCGACTTGTTATACAGGTCTAGCAGTACCTTCTTAAGCATGATTTCAGACGACGACGCGCGCGGGTGCGCTAGCCGTTGCATGGTCAAGCCGAATTCGCCTACGACCGAACAGAAACTACGTTGCTTGCCTATGTACTTAAGCAACGCCTGCCCGCTGGATATTTCGGCGGGGCCGATAAATTCCCGAACGGCTGGCATGGTGTTTAGCCCGGTATCGTCTGCCAAGCCGCCGCGCATAACGTACGACATGAACTTTTCGATACCGCTTTGCATGGCTTCTTTACCTGTGCCCGTCGGTGCCAGCATTAGAACGTAGTTGTTAAGGCCGGTAGCGGACACGTTGAACGAACGCCCGCACACGCCAGACATAAGCCCGATTGCCGCCGCTATGGCGATTTCGGGCACAGGGCGCGGGGCGCTACGGTAGATAAAGTCGGCAAGTTCACCAACCAAGCCGGGCGGGGGCGTAATCGACGCCACCACAGGGGCCGGGGCGGGCTGCGCAGGTGCCGCCGGTATTTCGGCTTGCCCGTCTATCGGTTTGGGGGCCGGGGGCGTCATGGCGCGGGCTATCTGCGCCGACAAGTCGATTTGCGGGGGCGTGCCCACAGGCGCGGCGCGCTTGGCCTGTTCGGCGGCTACGACGCGTTCGGCTTCGTTAAACACCCCTTCGGCGTCGATTGGCGGTAGCATATGGTCGAACGCGCGGTTAATCGTGTAGTTCAAATACCCGTTGCGCTGCGCCTTTTCGCGCTGGCCTAGCGGGCTTTGCCTGAATAGGCGCATTAGCTGCGTTCGGTGCTGCGAATAGAACGCTAAGAAGTTCATGTACGCTTGGTCGGCTTCCGACTGCGACGGGTAATCGTTGTGCCAATCGCCCGAATGCAAGCGCATAAACTTTTCGCCGTTGACGGCGTTAGACGCCTTTTCGATAACTTCGGCGTCGGTAAGCTTTTCGACTATATCGCCGCTTACGTTGTGTTGTTCAATGTGCCCGCCTAGTTCGTGCCACAGGGTCGAAACAAGCGTTTGCCGTTCGGCTATGGGCGCGTCGTTGAATACGTCGCCGGTCACGGTAAAGAAGCGGCCCGACGAATACAGTTCTATCTTGCCCCGGCGGCGTCCGCCGTGTACGTGCCCCCGTACGATTATGTGCAAGCCTTTGCCCGACGGCGACCGTTCGGCGTAGCTGTTGAACATTTGGTAAATCTTAAGCTGCACGCGCAAGGCGTTTTCGTCGCCCGCCGTGTCGTCAAGGTCTACGCCCGCGAAGGGGTCGTGTTCCGTAAAGACGAAGCCCGCGCCCGACCAATTGCCAGAACCTAGCGCGGTCATTACCTGTTCGAACGTGCCCCATGTCGCCGCGTCGGATACCGACGCTAGCCGCCCGGTCTTCGGGTCGTAGGGCACTTTTGTAGGTTTGGTTCCGTCGCGGTCTTCGTAGCGCCATACTACCCATTGGTGATAATCGCGCATGTCCGCCGGAACGTTCATAAGACGTTCATACATTAAGCGGCTTCCCATTTAGGTAGTTGTACAAGACTTCGACACGATTAACCGACGGGTCGGGAATGCGACCGGCGGCGAACGTTTTAAGCCACGGTTCGGGCACGTCTGCGCCCGTGGCAATGTCCCTAAGTGTGACGTTGCGGGGTCGGTTAGCTAGCATTTCTAGCACCTTGTCGCGTAGCTTTGGTTCGTCCATGCGTCCGGTTCCTTCGAATGTGGGCAATCTGATTTGCCCGACCCTAGCCGAAAATATTTTATCCCGCAAGTGCAAAATATTTCTTGACACCACTTTGCCGGGGGTCTAGGTTCGCATTGTCACCAACGACACCCAACGGAAGGAACGCACACAATGAACGCATTCAATCAAAAGCCGTTCGAAGAAATGACACGCGACGAACAGTTGCTTGCATGGAAGGACGCAAAGCGCACACTTGACGCAGCCAAAGACGCCGAAATGTCTATGCGCAAGCTTATCGTCGAAACCCATTTCGACGCTACGCAGGTCGGTACGCAGAATATCGAACTTGGCCAAGGTTGGAAGGTTAAGGCCGTAGTCAAGCAATCGTACAAGCTTGACACCGACGCGGAAAAGGTCGAAGAAGTTCTTGACACGCTAGAAGATTGGCAGGCCGAACGCCTTGTGAAGTGGTCGCCGACGCTTTCGGTATCGGAATACAAGAAACTTTCCGACGAAGACCGGGCCGCAATCGACAAGGTGTTGACAATCGGCTTTGCGTCGCCGACACTGGAACTTGTCGCGCCGAAAGGTTCGTAAGCGGCGGACAACGCGGCGCGACGCGCCCGGCGGCTACCCCTCCCAACCGCCGGGCGCAGTTTAACCCCGAACAATGAAAGGTAGGCATATGCCGAATAAACCCAAAGACACACAGGCGAACGCCGAACAGGCCGAAGCCCCTACACCCCCGAAGCCTGTACACCCCGACGACGTGGCAAAAGCGATTATCGACATTGCAGCCGCGCACGGTTTCGCCATTCATGGCGACGGCTTCACGTTGACGAAAAACCTTGGCGGCATGGTCGCCCGGCATTCGTATAAGGGGGCGTAGCTATGTCACTTTTTCACGTAATCGACGACGCGCAAGTTATCTTGCGGTCAAAGGGCGTATACAAGCAAGCCAAAGTATACCAACGTAACGACCGGCTTTACGCCGGGCATGGTTCCGGGTTTATCGGCTTGTCGAAGTCTGGCACTACCGGCCCGAATATCAGCGTTGACGAATTGGTGTTAGGGTTCGAACCCGACGCCGACCCGTTGGGCCGCTTGTACATGCCGGGCAAAGCCCCCAAACGGTAAGGAACCCAAACTATGCAAATGTCGCAACTTCGGCCCGCTTACGCGTGCGCAGCACAATACGGCGTTAAGTCGCTTGCCCACGGCGGGCCGGGGTCCGGTAAAACGCCCTTGGTCAAAACCGCACCGCGCCCCGTACTGTGCGCGACGGAACCCGGCCTACTTTCCTTGCGCGATTGGGACGGCCCCGTATGGGAAGCCTACACCCCCGGCGCAATAGACGAATTCTTTACATGGGTAAAGTCGTCGAACGAAGTACACAACTTCGATACAATCGTAGTAGATAGCGTGTCGCAAATGGCCGAAATCTACTTAGCGCAAGCCCTTATCAAGCACAAGCACGGCTTGAAGGCTTACGGCGACATGGCCGAAAAGGTTATGGAACACGTCACGACGCTGTATTACATGCAACAAAAGCACACGTACTTAATCGCCAAGCAATACCTTAGCGAAGAAGGCGGCGGCATGACGAAGAAACGCCCGTACTTTCCGGGCAAAGAATGTAACGTGAAGGTTCCGCACCTTTACGACGAAATCTTGTGCGTAGGGCTTTATCAAGTGCCCGGCGTACAGGGCGAACAGCGCGCAATTCGCACGCTGGATAGTCTAACCGTTGCCGCCCGTGATAGGTCGGGGCGATTGGACGAATTCGAACCTTGCGACTTAGGCGCATTGTTCGCAAAGTGCATGTCTTAACCCAAACGAAGGAACTACGACCATGGTACAACTTAACTTTGACGCTAACCAAGTGGCACCGAATACGGGTTTTGAACCCGTGCCCGAAGGTTGGTATAACGTCGCTATCACCGAAAGCGAAGTGAAGCCGACGAAAGACGGCGAAGGCGCGTACTTGCAGCTTAAGTGCAGCATTATCGACGGGCCGCACGCAAACAAGCCGGTATTCGTTCGTCTGAATATCCAGAACAAGAACCAACAGGCCGTAGACATTGCCTACGGCGAATTGTCGGCTATCTGCCACGTTATCGGCGTGTATCAGGTCGGCGATACGTCGCAAATGCACGGTATCCCGTTTCAGGTTCGCGTCGTCGTTCGCAAGGACGCCAACGGCGAAAACAACGACGTTAAGGCGTACCGCGACGCACGCGGCAACGAACCGGGCAAGGCTGCACAGGGCGGCGGGCAACCGTCAAGCTTCGGCGGCGCACCACAGGGACAAGGCCAGCCGAACCAAGGCCAGCCGGGCGGCGGTTTTCAGGGTCAGCCCGCACAGGGTCAGCCTGCGCAGAACCCCGCACAGGGCGGCGGTTGGGGTCAGCCCGGCCAAGGCCAGCCCGCACAGGGGCAGGGCAACCCGAACCAAGGCCAGAACCCCGCACAGGGGCAAAACCCTGCACAGGGTCAGCCGCAAGGCCAGCCCAATAACGGGCAGGGTGCCCCATGGGGCGGCGGTCAGCCTGCACAGGGGCAAGCCCCGGCACAGGGGCAGAACCCGGCGCAGGGCGGCGGCGGTTGGACGCAGAACGGCCAGCCCGGCAACAATGGCGGCGGGGCACCGTGGGGCGGTCAGCAATAGACCAAACCGGAAGGGCGTAACTAGCGGGGGCATTTCGCCCCCGCACTTTCCGGGGGTTTACGAATGGCGGGCATAACCGACGCGTTACCGCCGCCCCTAATATGTGATAACTGCGAAAGCCAAAGGGTAAAGCTATACCGAAACACAAGACGAAATCGGGCAAAGTACGTTTGCTTGCAATGCAAGGCAAGCGTCTACTGCCACAAGGGCACTAGCGTACCCCTAGGGTACATGGCAACAGCGAAGACAAGATACTTACGTGCTAAAGCGCACGAAGTCTTCGACCCCCTTTGGCAACACGGCCTAATGACGCGCGACGAAGCGTACGAATGGCTAGCCCGGCAAATGTCGATACCCGGCGCAAACGCACACATAGGGCGGTTAGACGATAACCAATTAGAACGGGTCGTGCGCAAATGCGCGCGGCATTACCGGAAACTAACGGCCAAGGCCAAGCGACAAAAGGCGGTAAGACATGCTACCGATAGAAGACAACGTACCTATTCCCGTTCAAGGAAACGCGGCGGAAAATGGAAACCAATCCCCGACAATTGACGACCCCCTAGCGGCACCGGGCAAGCGAAAAGAGCTTGCCCGCGTTATCCTACAGGACATTGACGCGTATTGCGTGCAGGCGTACGACGACGGGCACCGCAACCACTTAGGCGCGTCGCTTATCGGTCACGAATGCACGCGCTACCTGTGGAACGTGTTCCGTTGGCTTAAGCGGGAAAACTTCGAAGGCCGTATGCTGCGCCTATTCCAGCGTGGGCACCGCGAAGAAGCCGCCTTTGAAGAATACTTGCGGGGTATCGGGGCGCAGGTCGTCGCGTTCCAGCCCGACGCAGACGGAAACGCGAACAAGGGCGAACAACAATACCGCATTAGCGCCGTGCAAGGCCACTTCGGCGGGTCGCTTGACGGGCAACTTATCTTGCCAGAACGTTACGGCGTACCCTTCGGCATGTTGTCGGAATACAAGACCAAGGGCACCGGGCGCGGCTTTACGGAACTTAAAGAAAAGGGCGTGAAGCTAACCAACCCGACGCACTACGCGCAAATGTCAATGTACGGTCGCGCGTACGGGTACAAGTACGCCATGTATATGTCGGTCAACAAAAACGACGACGACCTACACGTAGAAATCGTCGAACTTGATTGGCGGTTAGGCGAAGAACTAGAACGCAAGGCATACGACGTAATCACGGCGCAGGTTCCGCCCGCCAAGGTCGCCGAAACCCCGGCGTACAAGACGTGTAAAATGTGCCACTTTTCCGGCGTATGTTTTAGCGGCGAAGCCGTCGAACGTAATTGCCGTAGTTGCGCGAACGCACGCCCCGTAGACGAAGGCAAATGGTATTGCGCAGTCTTCGAAGACGTGATACCGTCGGATTATATCAAGCAAGGGTGCGACCGGCACACGCCGATAGCATAGGGCCGAAATGTCGTTACGTTGGTATCAAGACGAAGCTATAGAAAGCATTTTTCAATACTTCGGTAACGGCGGGGTAGGTAATCCCGTCGTTGCGTTGCCCACAGGCACCGGCAAATCGCACGTAATCGGCGGGTTTCAACAGCGCGCGCTAGGCTACTGGCCTAGGCAACGGTTCATTAACCTAACGCACGTAAAGGAACTTGTAGAACAGAACGCGAAGAAGCTTATAGGTATGTGGCCTTCGGCCCCCGTAGGCATTAACAGCGCGGGCTTGAAGCAACGCGACATAATGCAAGCGATTATCTTTGCGGGTATTGCCAGCGTAGCGAAGAACCCGGCGGCGCTAGGGCACCGCGACCTAGCCCTAATAGACGAATGCCACCTTGTCAGCCCTAACGCCGAAACCACGTACCAAACCTTTCTAGCGGCTTTGCGCGAAGTGAACCCGTACCTTAAGGTCGTTGGCTTCACTGCGACCCCGTACCGTCTAGGGCAGGGCATGATTACCGACGGCGGCTTGTTTACCGACATATGCTACGACATGACGAATATTGACGGGTTCGGGCGGTTGCTTGCCGAAGGGTTCTTAGCGCCCTTGTTCCCGCGACCAACGAAGACCGAACTAGACGTGTCGGGCGTAGGTATGTCGAACGGCGACTACACGCAAAACGCGCTACAAGCCGCCGTAGACAAGCAAGACGTAACCTACCGCGCACTAATGGAATTGTGCGAAGCCGGTTGGAACCGCCGCGCTTGGCTCGTCTTCGCGTCTGGCGTAGAACACGCCGAACACATAGCCGAAATGCTTAACAGCTTTGGCATTCCGTCCGCCGCCGTTCATTCAAAGATGAAAGCAAGCGAACGCGACGAACGTATTAAGGCGTTCAAGCGGGGCGAACTTAGGTGCCTAGTCAACAACAACGTTTTGACTACGGGCTTTGACTACCCGCCTATCGACCTAATCGGAATGCTGCGCCCTACCATGTCGCCCGGCCTGTGGGTTCAAATGCTAGGCCGGGGTACGCGTCCGTTCCTTGACGGCGGCTATATCGACATAGGGGGCGGTCAAGAACTGTGGATACCGGGCGGCAAGACCGATTGCCTTGTGCTTGACTTCGCGGGCAACACGAAGCGGCTAGGGCCGATTAACGACCCGTGCATACCGAAGAAGAAGAAGGGTATAGCAGGCGACGCGCCCGTGCGCATATGCGACGTATGCGGAACGTATAACCATGCGGCGGCGACGCATTGCATTTGTTGCGGTACTGAATTCGAACGCAGGGAAAAACTAACCGACAAGGCGTCGAACGAAGAACTATTGCGCAGCGACGCGCCCGTAGTCGAATACTTCGACGTAACGCGCGTAATGTACCACAGGCACGAAAAGAAGGATACGGGCGCTATAAGCCTGCGCTGCGACTACTATAGCGGCATTCAACGCTTTAGCGAATGGGTACACTTCGAAAAGGGCGGTATGCCGGGGCACAAGGCTAAAGAGTGGTGGCGGCAACGTCACGCCGCCGAACCGCCCGCAACAGTTGACGAAGCCCTTACGTTCGTGTCGCAGCTTCGCGCGCCCCGTCGTATTCGCGTATGGACAAACAAACGTTACCCGGAGATTTTAGGCTATGAATATTGATAGAGGAACGGCGAACCTTGAACTACTTACTACGTGGTTGTGCAATCGTATAAGCGTACACACGAAGTACAGTATAGAACGCGAAGTGCGTAACGCCCTTCGAACGTGCGTTACGTGCGAACACTTTGACAAGGACGCCGAAACGTGTAAACTAGCAGACGGGCAACGACCGCCCGCTAAGGTCATAGCGTACGGCTGCGATAGCTATACGTTCGAATTCGACGACATACCATTTTAAGGGGGTTGCCATGGCACCGCGCAAACGAACAACACCAAAGGACAAAGAACCTAAGCTAAGTCTTGCCGTCGCGCTTGACTTCGTGAAGGTCGCACAATCTGACAAGTCTAACGACCTTGTAGCGAAAACGCACTGTAGGTTACAAGGCGGGTTCGCGGTCGCGTTCGACGGCGTTCTAGCGGTCGGGCACCCTATCGAAGAAGAACTAGCAGTGTGTCCGCACACTTACCGACTAATCGACGCCCTATCGCGCTGCAAAAAGACCATATCTATTACGCAGCTTGACGGCGAACAGCTTGTGATTAAGTCGGGCGGGTTCCGGGTCGTTATCCCGTGCTTGAACCCGGCGGCACTTCCGTACGCTGCGCCCGACCCGAAGGCCGGTACAATCGACGACACGATTAAAGAGGGGTTCGCAATACTTAACCCTATCGTGTCGGGCACGGGGCACACGGTCGTAGAAGCTTCGTTGCTATTGAACAATAACAGCATGGTAGCGACCGACCGGCAAATAATGCTTGAATTTTGGCACGGTATCAACCTACCGGACGGCCTAGCCATACCTAAAGCGGCGGTCGTCGCGGTTAACAAGGTCAAGGCGGCGCTTGTGGGCATTGGTGTTTCAGAACGTACGGTTACGTTCCACTACGAAGGCGGCGCATGGATACGCACGCAGCTATACGCCGACCCATGGCCGGACGTTGCTAGCGTACTTAACAAGGGCGACCCGCACAACGCGATTAAAGCCCCCGACGGGTTTTACGACGGCGTAGAAGCCGTCGCCCCGTTTAGTGCGGCTGGCGAAGTGTACACCACAGACACGGGGCTAGCTTCACACAACACGGCGGGCGTAGGCGCTACGTACGAAGTAAAGAACGTACCGCCCGGCCTTTGCTTCGGGTCTAAGCACCTGTTAACCGTAAAAGACCACGGGGCTAAGGTTGACTTGGTAGGCGTTAACGGTATATCGTTCTTCTACGGCGACCGCGTACGCGGCGCAGTATCACAACGTAGGGGGTAACGTACTTGTTCTTCGATACCGTAGATTTAGCGCCCCGTAAGCGTTCGACGTTACGCGCAGCCCCGCCGGTTCCCCACACAGGTTGGACCCCGCCGCGCGAATTCCCGAACCTATCCGCCGCGACCGCGCTAGCCATTGACTGCGAAACGAAAGAAACCGACTTTTCGAACGGCCCCGGTTGGGGTCGCGGTAAGGGTCATATCGTCGGCGTGTCCGTAGCTGCACAGGCGGCGGACGGCGCACGCGGTAAATGGTACTTCCCGGTTAGGCACGAAGTAGAGGGGCACGACAACCTAGACCCGCGCGGCGTATTCGGTTGGCTTAAGTCGGTGCTGCACACGCCAGTACCGAAGGTAGGGGCGAACCTGTTGTACGACGTGGGTTGGCTAACGACCGAAGACATTTACGTGCAAGGGCCGTTGCATGACGTGCAGTTTGCCGAAGCACTTATAGACGAATTCGCTTTTGTGGCGTTGGACGTGCTAGGGCATAAGTATCTAGGCCAGCGCAAGACTAGCGACCTTATGTACGATTGGTTGCGCGAAGCCTACCCGGAAACGCCTAAGTCGGAAACGCGCGGCGATATTTACCGTTGTCCGCCCCGGCTTGTGGGGCACTACGCCGAAGACGACGCCGACCTACCCTTGCGCATTATCCCGCACCAATACGACGAAATGTTGCGGCAAGGTCTATTAACGGTTTATCGGCTAGAATGCGACCTAATACCGCTTCTAATCAGAATGCGGCGCGAAGGTGTTACCGTTGACATTCCAGCCGCGACGAAGCTATACGACGAAATGCAAGGCGAAATACGCGGACTATACGACCGTATCGGGTCCGAATATGGCTACAGTATTTCAAGTTCGGATAGTCGCCAGCTAGGGCCGCTATTCCAGCGCGTAGGCATTGCTACCCCTATGACGGACGCGGGCAACCCTAGCGTACAAAAGGAATGGCTAGCCGGGCTAGAACACCCACTAGGCGACATTGTGCGCGACATACGCGAACGCGAAAAGTTGTGCGGCACGTTTATTCAGTCGTACATTATTGACAAGAACGTAAACGGGAAAATATTCCCGCAATTTCACCCACTAAAGGGCGACGACAACGGCGCTAAGGTAGGCCGGTTCGCGTCAAGTGACCCCAACCTACAAAACATACCGTCGCGCACTAAACTAGGTAAGCGCGTGCGGCAATTGTTCATACCCGACGCAGGCCACCACCATTGGACTAAGCTAGACTACTCACAAATTCATTACCGCATTCTAGCGCACTTTGCCGTCGGGCCGGGTGCCGAAGAACTACGGCAAGCGTATATCAGAAACAAAGAAACCGACTACCACCAAAATGTACTTGAAGCGGTCGCGCCGCTTATGGGTTGGGACACTAGCGACGACGAACATAACGCGTTCGTGCGCCGACCTATCAAAAACGTTAACTTCGGCCTGCTATACGGGCAGTCGCTTAAGTCGCTTATGCTTAAGACGGCTGCGTATTTCGGCGGCGCGTTCACCGAAGAACAGGCTAAAGGCTTCTTCGACGCCTACTTTAAGGGCGCACCATACGTTAAGCCAACTATGAAAATGATAGGCGAAGAAGTGCAGCAATTCGGCTACACGACTTCGGTACTTGGCCGTCGTTGCCGGTTCAACCTGTGGGAACCCGGCGTGCGCGGCGAATGGGGCGACGCCCTGCCATACGACCAAGCGATACGCGAATACGGGTCGTTTATCCGTCGCGCGTACGAATATCGCGGCGTTAACTACAAGTTCCAATCGTCGGAACCGGACATTATGAAAACCGGCATGTTAAAGTGCCTCAATAGCGGCGTGTTCGACTACACAGGCGTACCGCGCCTAACTGTGCATGACGAACTAGACTTTAGCGTGCGCGACGACACGCCCGAAATGCGGGAAGCGTTCGAATTTATTCAGCATACTATGGAAGGTGCCGTAGAACTTAAGGTGCCGGTCTTCGTAGACATGGAACGCGGCCCGAATTGGGGCAAGGTCGATTAAAGACCCCGCCCCGTATTTGGGCTTGCCCGATTAAGCGACCTGTACGCCCCAAAAGTAGTTTTCGTCGGCGGCTACGTAAGCGTCTTGCCCGACAAAGAACGCCCGCAAATCGACCGTATCGCCCGCCGTAAGCTTAAGGCACGCGGTAACACTTATCGACGTGGTGTCGTCGATAGCTGCGCCGCCTTCGCCTGTGCGCCGTGACGCGTCGGCGGTTGGGCTTGCCGCATTGACGCTAAACCCTATTTGAATGGCCGTAGGTACGGTTCCGTTCGTCTTGTGCAGGAACCCGCCCCCGAACAGGTAGTAGCCGTCGTGCGGGGCCGTAAACGCGCCAGACGAAACCGACGCTTGGTCGTTGTGGCGTGTGTTGTTTATATCAATCTTGAACCATGCCCCGGCGGCGTTGTATTGGTCGTAGTTCAAGTACCCGCTAAACTTCGGGTGTTGCGGTAGGGATACCGCCGCCGTGTCTTTGTCCGCGATAAGGGCAATAGTGTACACCGAACCGTCGGGCGAAGTTTTAAGCGTCCAATCGTCGTCGCCAAGCAACCCGGCAAGCGCGCGGCCCGAAAAGTTCGTTTGCCATGTAACCGACGCGTCGTTAGCCGCCGCGTTTTTACTGAATACGAAGCCGAAGCTACCCGACGAACTAAACAACGCGCTTGACCCCTGCACGCTAAGAACGTTGTTTGCGTCGGCTGTTGCACCGCCGAAACCTACGTGCCCGTTGTCCGCGTCTACGTGCATGGCTTGGTAGAACGTCGAACCGTCGGGGCTAACACTAATAACGTAGTCGTCGATACCGTTAAGCCCCGCAATAACGCGCGTGCTAAACCCGGTCTTGTACGTCAATGTCGCCACGTCGCCCGACGCGTTCTTATTAAGCACTACGTCTATATCGTCGGTTTCGCGGTTGAACAGTACGCCCGGCGTGTTGATTGATAGCCGGTTAGTAGTATCCGCCGTCGCGCCGTTGATACCAAGCAACAGTACGTCGCCTTGCGCCAACGACGTAGCGTTGACCGGCGACGTATAGGTGCCCCATGCCGCGCCGTCGTACAGGTACATAAGCCCTTCGTCGCGTACATAAACTAGCCAACCTTCGCGCGGGGTATGGAAGTACCAAGCCGTTTCTTGCCACGACGCTAGCTTACCCGCTTGACCTGCCCACAGGCCGGTAGGGCTAGCCCCGACTATGTACGTATCGCCGTTCGTTGGCGAACCCGGCGGGGTCGCAAGGTCTTTGTCTTCGGCGTATGCCTGCACAACGGCGTCTAAGGCGCGGAAACCGTCGTTAACGCTAACGTGTTTTTGCGACTGTGCGGCTTCAAGGTACGTAATACCTAGGTTCGGTGTATCGGTCATGGTGTTGCACTCCTAATAGCTATGGTTTCTTCGCGCAACGAACCGTAGTTACCGTACGCGGCCCCGAACTGCGCAACGTCTACCGTTAGCGAAGTCTGCGCCGTACCGAAGTCGGTAACTTGGTCGGCTGCGCTATAGGTGTACGTCGGTGTCGTCAATTCTACTTCGCGTACAATAGTCACGCCGTCGTAAATGCGCAAGCGGTACTGTTCGCTTTCTTCGTTCAATGGCGGATTAGAAACCGACCAACCGTCGCCGTTAAAGCGCGTGCGGCGCTTCCATGCTATAGCAAGGTCGCCGCTTCCGTTAATCGACATTTGCACGCCTGTAGGGGCGTAGGGGCGCAGCCCGACGCGCTTACCTTGGTGCGTGCCCGTCCTGTACGTGTCGTCGCTTTGCGGGTAGCGCGACGGCCCCCAACTATAGGTAAATTCGTCGGCGCTTTGCGCGTCCGTCATTACTACCGGCGATATAAACGATTGTTCAAGCAACACGACGGGGGCACCTGTGGGCACCGGGTCGCCCATTGCGTTTTCAGTACCAAGTTGCCCGCGTAGTAGGTCCGTTACGTCGTACGCGTTGGTTCCTGTTAGCGTAGTCGTTGCGAACTGTATAACTTCCCATTCGTCTTTAGCTTCGTTGTAGACGCCTAGGGCAATAGCCCCGTTCAACGCTACCAATTCGTCAACGCTGGCAAGCGCGCCGTAATCGAATGCGACGGAAAGTACGTTGCCCCTATCCCAAACGCCATGGGGCGCGGAATATAGCGGGGCGGTAAGTTCGCCGATTGAATTCTTATACGGGTGCCGGTTGTTGAATTCGTACGTACTGTCGGAAAGTTGGCGGTATAGCGATATTTCGCCCGGCCAAGGGTCCGCGTAGGTTACGAACATAGGTGCCCATGGTAGCGGTTCTTCGCCCGTGAATAGCGGCAAGTCAAGGAACACCAATTGCGCCGACCCGTAGATATTGCCGATACCCGGCAAGCGGTCGTCTTCGGGCGCGTTGGGTAGGCTGAATATGCCGGGGTCGAACGCGGCGAATTCTGCGTTACGCATTTCGCCAAGCGATAGCAGGGTAAGCCGCCCGGTAAGGCTATGGCTTCCGACGGGAAACGTAATTGCGTCGCCGGGGTCTAGCTTAGACAACGACGGGGGTAGTTTCATCTTGCCCGTTTGGCGTTCAATCCATTTCTGTTGTACAAGGCCGTCGGCAAGACTACGGCAATAGTCCGTCGTAAGAAGTAGCGGCAAGTCTAGTTCTTCGATTGTCTGCGAATATCCGCGCGAAGTCTTGCCGTCAACCGACCCCGAATTGTAGTCGTTGAATTCGTCGATAAACGTTACCTTGATAGACGACGGCAAGTCGGTTTCTTGCCCGCGCTTAAGCGTAACGCCTACGGCGTCGTTGTCGTCTACTACAAAGTCGTCGTCTGATATTGACGACGTGCGCGTGTTACTGCGCAGTAAGAACTTAATCTTACCTTCGCTTTCGAACGCGTCGAATAGATAGCCTTCCATAAGCGTTTCAATGCTTGCCCGTATCCGTTCGGGCTTTTCGACATTGTAGCCCCGCACAAGGGCACCGGGGCCGTACAGGCCGGTAACGTCGTATTGGTCGGGGGTCAGCCCCGCCAGACTGCACAGATAGGCCACAAGGCGGGCTAGGGGCACGCTTTCAATGCGCCCCGTCCACCAATGCCCCTTAAACCACAAATCGCCGTCTGACCACACGGTAGACCGCGCCGGGTAGTCGGGAAATGGCCGGGCGTCCCATGTCCAAATGAACATATTCTTAGTTTCAAGCATTGATAGACCCGAACCATTATCGGGCGAATTCGACCCCCAATAGTCAAGCACGGCTTCGACGGCTACACGCTGTATAAAGTCGTCGCGCAATCCCGACGAAAAGTACGGAAAGGAACTTTCCGAAGACTTAGGGTCGTAGAATACGTTCGGTTGGTTGGTGCCTTTGTCTATCGCAGGCACGCCGAATTCAGTAAACCAAATAGGCTTAGACCCCGGAACCCAACCCGTAGGGCTAGCGTCTTCGACGCCGCCGGGGCGGTTGTAGTGCGAATTCAACCACCACGAACGAAAATCTTTGTTGCGGAAAACCCACGGCTTGCCGTACGCGCCGTCGGTTATCGGCGTACGCGTTTGCGATATGCGGTCGGCTTCACTTGCGTAGTACCAATCGAAGTATTCGCCGCCTTCGATATTCGACTTAAGGTAGTCGGGTTCGTACGTAGATACGGGGCCGTTAACCCCGTCGTAGTCAAGGTGCTGCGACCCGTCGCGCCAATCCGACAACGGTAGGTAGTTGTCGCAGCCGCAAGCGTCGATATTTGCCGAAGACCAAAGCGGGTCTAAGTGGAACCAATGGCCGTCGCTTCGGCTATCGTACCATTCCGACCAATCGGCGGCGTAGGTAACGTCTGTGCCGCCCCCTACGATACCCTTAACCGTCGCAGCTAGCGACACAAGGCGGGTTACGCCGGGGTACGACCCTAGCGCGTCGCGCGTCTTCGTAATCTGCACAAGTTCGGACCCGATAACGAAGCCGTCAACGCCCCCGGCTGCGTCGCATAGGTTAGCGTAGTGCGTAACCATGGCGTCGTATTCGTCGAACCAAGCGTTAACCTGTGTTGCAGCCGCCGCCGTCTTATCGACCGACCCGGCATAGCCGTAAGCGGGGCTAGCCGTAATACGCCCGCGCCATGGGAAGGCCGGTTGCCCGGCGGTCGCCGCGTTGTCGCTGTACGGGTTCGGTAGGGTGTTGCCGCTAACTACGTCCATTAAAATAAACGGGTAGAATATTAC